ACTGGCTGGTCGTCCTGATTAACCTGGTGTTCTGCGTGCTGGTGATACGAGCACGCGGGAACGTATCAAAAATCCTTGTATTACGAAGGCGCTGATATGAAGTCGAAAGATGAAATTTTTGACGAAATTCTGGGAAAAGAGGGCGGTTACGTCAATCACCCGGATGATAAAGGTGGTCCGACTAAATGGGGCATCACTGAAAAAGTTGCCCGTGCACACGGTTATCAGGGCGATATGCGTGACCTGACGCGTGGGCAGGCGCTGGAAATACTCGAGGCGGACTACTGGTACGGACCACGATTCGACCAGGTTGAGGACCTGTCTCCTGATATTGCCGCAGAGTTGTGCGATACGGGCGTGAACATGGGGCCAACTGTGGCGTCCAGAATGCTTCAGCGCTGGCTGAACGTTTTCAACCTGCGCGGGAAACTCTATCCGGATATGGATGCTGATGGACGCATCGGGCCGCGTACTCTTAATGCATTACGGGCATATCTGAAAAATCGCAGCAGGGATGGTGAACTGGTACTGGTGAAAGCCCTGAACTGTACGCAGGGCGAGCGTTATCTGGAGCTGGCAGAGAAACGCGAGGCCAATGAGTCGTTTGTCTATGGCTGGATGAAAGAGCGCGTGGTGGTTTAAAAACTGACACTGAAGTGCTGAACACCCTCAACTCATGCAGGCTCTTTTCTGGGGCTACGATGAGCGAAAGTAAGGGGCATAGCATCAGATAGCAAAAACCCCGGCTGCGGTAACAGTCCGGGGTTTTCTGTTTCTGGCCCTGGGTAAGGCAAAGGAGAACATGAGGAAGTATAAACTAATTCTGTTGAGGTTGACTATGAAAAACGGCCTTGAATTAAAAGCGCCTGTAACTGATGACATCAGCAGAGCGGTGGCTTTTGCCATTAAGTGGGTGGCTGTCGGTATCGCTGTGTCTCCGATTCTGTATGGGATGGCAAAATTGATCATTGCTGTGAAATCGTAAGTGGGGCAGGGGTAAATATGTCAGATAGCATTATAAAACTGGCGCGAATTCTCTGTGTGGTTGTTGGCCTTTCATTTTCAGCAATGTTGGTTGCCATTTTCATTTCCACCGCCTGGCGAGTATTGAGCTTATCCGGATTGATTGGTGGATAGCGAGATGAAGCGAAAACACTGGACACACAGAATGCCGCGAACGGCAGCGAAATGGGCACTGGTAGCGATACTGGTGCCTTTTTTATTGGTGGGATGCGTCAGCCTGGATAAGGCGCGTCAGTTTTTCGATACAGCTTCTCAGGTCTGTGAAATTGTCGACGGTGTCCGGCAGTGCATGCAGAACTGATCGCCTGTAAGAGCAGAATATTTTGCTGAAAAATGAAGGATGCGCCAGCGTCCGGAAAGCATGAAATTCTGCTGCGTGTACCAATTTTATCTTATTCATTCTAAATCTTGCCGAATCAAGCAACTGCCCGGGCGGCAAGGGGTATTTTTATCCGGAGGGGATATGAAGAGATTACTGGTAACCGTAAAGCCCTTTAACGGAACGATTCCATTCAGGGTTTTGCAGCGTGGACGTGTTCTGGTTAAGGATATCTTCAGTGGTAAATGCACGGAATGTTATTCCCGGACATATGAAGTGGATGCCACGGATGAAGAAATTTCTGTTGAATGTGATCTGAACGCGAATATGGCGGGGATTGTAACAGCCACGTTGTTGCCGGTTTCATGAATGACATAGAATGTCTCTGGGTACCCAAAAGGAGAACACTATGTTTGTAGAAAATAACCTGAAGGCTGATCCTGATAATCAGGGATGGGTTCTGGGTTGGGCTGTAGTACGTGACAAACCGTGGCATCTGGTCGGTATTTATGCGACGGAGGATGGCGCAAAGTCTAAACGCTCTGAATTGAATGGGGAGTATGAAGTTCGTTATGGTTCCCATCGTTTAGGTAGTGATGATTTTATGTCTGTCGGACTTAGCTAACTGGCTGTGATGCCTGTTTGTAGCCCCGCAAATGCGGGGCTTTTTATATTTGGAGACGATAATGAAAAAAACAGAAAATAAACCGGTTGCAATTGGTGCCGCTGTTGTTCCGTTTAAGTTTGAGTTGTCTCAACTGGTGGAGATGCGCATCAGTGATGAATGGGGTGAGGTTAAAGCCCGCGCGCAGTATGCGGATGGCGAAAATCAGTACTTACTCTACTACAAGGCTGCTGATGGTCGCGCCACAACGGAGTGGTTTGGTGAGTCAATGCTGGAAGCAACAGAAGATGATCGCCATCCGGGCTGTCCGGTATTTGCCGGTATGAAATTACCGGAAGGCGCGGTCGTTACTGAGTAACAGCAGGCATTATCGCAGCCCTTCACTGAGGGGCCGCGATAATGTGAGGAATAAAAAACCGGTCACAGGGAGCAGCTACACAGAACCGGCTGGCGAAGACTGCCAATATCACCCGGGCATCGGTACAACATACTTATGACAATAGACGGTATTGATGTAAATGCAATATCATATCAGAAAATAATAATTTATTGTATGAAAAGAATATTGAGATAAAAATGCCAACCCATTATCTATGGGCTGGCATAATGATTAGTCCGAAAGTGAATATTTAAAGAAACTGATTAAATTCCTTAACTGAATCATGCAGTTCGTATTCTTTCAGGTTTTTGATAATCGCTTCCCTTCGCTCTGGTGGTAGTTGAGCCATGAGGAAACCGACGACACATTTTAGCTGCCCAATTTCTTTATTGAGATCATGAATGTTTTTGGCATTACATTCCATCTGTAATCTGAAATTCTTCTTAATCATATTTATTCCCTTATGATGATGTGGAAGAGGTATTTATCCTGGAGAGTGGCAGTAATGGCCACTGACCGAGCAGGTATTTTAACCAGATTCATGATTAATGAAAATATTGATAATTGATCAGATTCATATGAAATTAATAATGATAATTGCTCTCATTTGTGCGGGTCCTTCCGGTGGGGTGGCCTGCCACGGGGCGGCAGCGGCGCGGATTTTCGCTATTTATGAAAATTTTTCGGGAAAAAGCGTGTCGGTACTTCTCGTGTATAACTCATTGTTTTTTCATCAATCACATCCGTAAAAGGTCCGACATGAAAGTGCCCGAAAAAGACGTTTTTGAGCACTTCCATGTCGGACCCTGCATTTGATATGGAAATGTTTTATGAAGGTTAATAAAAAGAAGCTCGCGGAAATTTTCAACGTGGATCCACGAACGATTGAACGCTGGCAGTCTCAGGGGCTCTCTTGTGTCTCTGGTGGTAGTAAGGGGGTTGAATCTGTATTTGATACCGCCATGGCAATTCAGTGGTATGCGCAACGCGAAGCCGATATTGAAAACGAAAAACTCCGCAAAGAGACCGAGGATTTGCGTGCGGCTGCGGAATCAGATTTACAACCCGGCACCATTGACTATGAACGCTACCGACTCACAAAAGCACAGGCTGATGCACAGGAACTGAAAAATGCCCGCGAAGAAGGGCTGGTACTGGAAACGGAATTGTTTACCTTCATTCTGCAACGTGTGGCACAGGAGATTTCGGGGATACTTGTACGTGTGTCGCTGACATTACAGCGTAAATATCCGGATATTTCACCGTCACACCTTGATGTGGTGAAAACTGAAATCGCAAAAGCCTCCAACGTTGCAGCTAAAGCTGGTGAGAACGTAGGCGGGTGGATTGATGATTTCAGACGCACAGAAGGCAGCTAATGCAGCCGGTGCGATAGCAACAGGGCTTGTATCTCTCAATATTCCGGTACCACTGACGACAGTTCAGTGGGCTGATCAGCATTATTATCTGCCAAAAGAGTCTTCATATACTCCCGGGCAATGGGAAACACTGCCGTTTCAGGTTGCCATCATGAACAGCATGGGGAATGACCGGATCCGCACCGTTAATCTGATTAAATCGGCGCGTGTTGGTTACACCAAAATGCTGTTGGGGGTGGAGGCTTATTTTATTGAACACAAATCCCGTAACAGCCTGCTTTTTCAGCCGACAGATTCTGCGGCAGAAGATTTTATGAAATCCCATGTCGAACCAACGATAAGAGACGTTCCTGTATTACTGGAGCTGGCTCCGTGGTTTGGCAGAAAACATCGGGACAACACGCTTACCCTGAAACGTTTCTCCTCCGGTGTGGGATTCTGGTGTCTGGGCGGAGCTGCTGCCAAAAACTACCGTGAAAAATCTGTGGATGTGGTCTGCTATGACGAACTCTCCTCGTTTGAACCGGATGTGGAAAAAGAAGGTTCACCAACCCTGCTTGGCGATAAGCGTATCGAAGGTTCGGTATGGCCTAAATCCATACGCGGCTCAACGCCCAAAATTAAAGGTTTTTGCCAGATTGAAAAAGCCGCGAACGAATCTGCACATTTTATGCGGTTTTATGTGCCATGCCCTCATTGTGGTGAAGCCCAGTATCTGAAGTTTGGCGATGATGCGACAACCTTTGGCCTGAAATGGGAGAAGGGCAAGCCGGAGACGGTGTATTACCTGTGTGAACATAATGGCTGCGTGATCCGTCAGTCGGAACTTGACCAGACCGACGGGCGGTGGATTTGTGACAATACCGGGATGTGGACGCGTGACGGTCTGACATTTTACAGCGCCGGTGATGAGGAAATCCCGCCACCGCGCTCAATCTCGTACCACATCTGGACGGCATACAGCCCGTTCACCACCTGGGTACAGATTGTTTATGACTGGCTTGATGCACTGAAGGATCCGAATGGCGTCAAGACGTTCATTAACACCACGCTGGGGGAGCCTTATGAAGAGGCTGTGGCAGAAAAACTGAGCTTTGAGTTGTTGCTGGAAAAAGTCTGCCACTATGATGCGCAGGTTCCCCTGCGGGTGGTTTACCTGACCGCAGGGATCGACTCTCAGAAAAACCGTTATGAGATTTATGTCTGGGGCTGGGCTCCTGGCGAAGAAGCTTTTCTGATTGACAAGCAGATCATCATGGGGAGACCGGAAGATGAGGACACCCTTAAACGCGTTGATGCCGTGATCCGGAAAAAATACCGTCATGCAGATGGCACTGAAATTTCCATTTCCCGCGTCTGCTGGGATACCGGTGGTATTGACCAGGACATTGTGTATCAGCGATCCAGAAAACACGGTACTTTTTTTGTGCTCCCCATCAAAGGGGCGTCGGTGTACGGCAAGCCGGTAATCACCATGCCAAAAAAGCGAAACCAGCGTGGGGTGTTTTTGTGTGAGGTGGGTTCCGATACCGTCAAGGAAATGCTGTATGCGCGTTTTGCACTGCCGGTGGTATCTGCCAGTGAAGTCGCACCGTATACCTTCCGTTTTCCGGATAACCCGGACATTTTTTCTGATGTTGAAGCTAAACAACTCGTGGCAGAAGAGCTGGTTGAAAAAGTTGTGAACGGGCGGGTGAAACTCCAGTGGGATGCCAGAAAACGGCGTAATGAAGCCCTGGACTGTCTGGTGTATGCCTATGCAGCGCTGCGCATTTCCGTTCAGCGGTGGCAACTGGATCTGGATGCACTGGCCCGCGCCAGAAGAGATGAACAGGACGACGATGAAATGACTATTGAAGAAATCGCGGCTGCTCTGAGTGGAGGATAAGTGATGATTTATACGCATGAAATGCTATGCGATGCCCGCCGGGCGTTACATGAACTGATGATCGGACGTGCTGTGGTTTCCGTCAGCAAGGACGGGCGTCAGGTTCAGTATTCGCGGGCGACAATTGGTGAACTGCGTCAGTATATTGAAGAGCTGGAAAGTGCGCTGGGTGTATCCGGACGGCGTCGTGGCCCGGCAGGAGTGTGGCTGTGAACGGTGAACTGGTGGATATTCATGGGCAGCCTTTACGGCAAAGCATGGGATATTCTGGTGGTGGTTCCGGGTTCGGTGGGCAAATGGCAGAATGGCTGCCTGCACCGGAAAGTGCCGACGTGGCGCTCTTACCTTCCATTCATCTGGGTAACGCCCGCGCGGATGATCTGGTCCGTAACAACGGTATTGCATCGAATGCAGTGGAAATTCATAAGGATCATATTGTCGGGCACATGTTTCGTCTGAGTTACCGTCCCAACTGGCGCTGGCTGGGGATGTCGGAAGCAGATTCACATGCTTTTATTGAAGATGTTGAGGCGGCGTGGATGGAATACTGCGATCCGGTGTTTGGTACGATGGATGTGGAAGGGCGTCGTTCGTTTACCGAATTCATTCGTGAAGGGGTGGGTGTCCATACTTTTAATGGAGAAATTTTTGTCCAGCCTGTATGGGATGCGGAATCCACGTCATTATTCCGGACGAAATTCAAAACCATCAGCCCGAAGCGTGTCAGTACACCCGGTTATGGTACCGGCGATCGTTTTATGCGTGCCGGGGTGGAAATAAACCGACACGGAAAAGCGCTGGCCTACCATGTTCAGGATGATGACTGGCCCGGCTACGGTGTCAGTAAATGGACACGAATTACGGCAACACTGCCTTCCGGACGACCGGGAATGATCCATGTGTTTCAGCCACAGGAAGACGGGCAGACCCGCGGGGCCAACCAGTTTTATTCTGTAATGGAGCGTCTCAAGATGCTCGACACACTGCAGGCCACGCAACTGCAGTCGGCGGTGGTTCGCGCCATGTATGCCGCCACGATTGAATCCACACTGGATTCGGAAAAAGCGTTTGAATATATCGCCGGGGTGGGAGATGGAGGTAAAAATCCCCTGAACACCATCATGAAAGGCTACGCGCGTTATTACGCCACCAATACGGTAAA